ACTTTGCCCAAGCTGGCTGTCTAATCTTTTCATATTCTGCTAAAGCTGACTGTCTAATCTTCTTATATTCTGTCCAAGCTGACTGTTCAATCTTTTCATATTCTGCTAAAGCTGGCTTAGACAACATATCAACTGGAATACCAAAATAAACAGAATTGAATTTACCCTCTAATAAAGCAACAGCAATATCTTCAGGAAAATTATCAGGATTTGAAAAGTCAGTAACTTTTCTATCTTTACCACCTTTGTAATCTTCACTGCCGAAAAAATAACGCCTACAAGCTCCATGTCCCTGTACATCTTCTTTAGCACAATACTTTATCAATGCTTTACCTTTTTTAGTTTTTAATTCTTCAGTGGTTAGAAAATAGTTTTTGTTGTCTTTTTCTATCCAACTTACTAATTCACACATAGGTTTATTACTTTAATAATCTCTACCTAATTTAATAAATTTTACCCCTTCTCGGCGGGCTGAGGATAGGAAAAGAAAGGAGGATTTCTTTAGGTCTAATGACTAAAACCTACCTCAAGCCCCGCCAGGAACGAACCACTACCGCTTAAAAAATATTTTGTTGTAATTAACAACTCCTTTGCGCGGGTGGACTAAAAATATAATTTGCGTCTCTTCGCTACTCATACCGAGCGTCCTTTGCGCCCAGTCGTCCCCAGAAAGAAATGTGCCATTGCTGATAACCTCAAAATTATTCCAGACGAAATTAATCGGCGTGTGGAAGTGGCCAGTCACAAGATAATCCCAACTATCCTTAATACTGCCTTGCCATCTCATACCCTTTTGTGTAAGCCCGTAAAATGGCAAATTCATCCACATTTTAACTTGGTCGCCGTGTATTAAAAGAAATTTCCACTTAAATATTTGAACAATCTTATACCACTCCCAAGTAATATCCCACTTAACATTATTAACGTTTTGTGTTGCGCTTTTCAAAAATTCATAAAGTATCAAATCCCAGTTAACTTCCTGCGCGTCAAACTTTGAATTCCGGCCGTGATTCCCCTTAACACAATGAACGTGTATCTCGCTAAAAAACGGTGATAAACTTTTCAAAAAATCTCCAATCACCGGCATTCCCCATAAAAATATCTGCTTCATCTTGCTTCCACCAATCTCAAAAGGCTGTCCCGGATATATAGCGTCCCCGTCAACCCAATCTCCAAGCCCAAAAATGTGAAGTTCTCTAATGTTCCTATTCTGACTAAAAATATCTCTCATCCTCACAATCCTATCTGCCATAATTCCCATTCTTTCTTTGAAAACTGCGACATTGTAATTTGTTGTAATCCTCCCAATATGTAAATCCGAAAGCTCAACAACCATCACCTCTTCATCTTTCGTTTTACTCTTGTCAACAACAACCTCTCGGCTTTCGTATTTAATTTTCGGCACCAATTCGCTAAGCTTGTCAATAATAAGACGCGTCCCAGCCGCCTCTCTAAGTAATTCTTTATAAACTTTATCTTTTGCCTTTTGCGATAGCTTCCTTTTTTCAGCATTAATAAAGTCTTGCTCCGTCTGCGGTTGCGGTTCAAGCTTAACCCCTTGCCTATACATTTGTTTTTCAACTGCCCTAACGCTTCGTTTAAGTTCCCTCGCAATCTCTAAAATCGTCCAACCTTCTTTGCGTCTGCTAACAGCGAAATCAATCTCCTTTTTTGTCCATTTTTGTTGCATCTCTCAACGTCAATAAATATACTAGCAAGTCTATCGCCTCATTAATAGACTCATCAATTAACTCTCTATTTTTCAAATGTAATAAATCTCCATTGTGTTCCTCTGCTCCCTTCCGGTATTTATAATCAAGCCGACCGTCAATCATGTTCTTAATTCTCTTTAAATGCGCTTCCTGTTCTTTTTTCATAAATTGTCCTTATAAACTTGATATAAAAGCATCGACAAAGACGCCACAATCTCGTCGTTCAAATCCGGATTACAAGCGTGAATAACCTCGTGTAAAAGCGTCTCTTCCGTTACACTCTCCGACATACCAACTCTTAATTTAATAATTCCGGTCGCGTTGTTACATTCTCCGCAGTCTTCCAAATCTTCAACGAAAAGAATCTTATACCTGTGTCCGCCTATCTTTAATTCTTTTAAGCTGAATACGTCGCTTTTTTTTCTCATATTTATATTTCTTCTTTGGTCTCCCTCCTCGTTTTATTTGTACATTCTGCCTCGCCATTTATCATAAAATTATATAGTCAGTCCCTTCCAAATCTCCTTTGCTTAAAACCCATTGATATTTTTTTCCACCGGGCTTCCGCAAAAGCAAAATTTCGTCCTTCAAATAAACATAATACCCTTTGTCTTCCCATTCAAGCTTGTGAACCTTCTTACCTTCCAAAAGCGCACCAATTATCTGATTAAAATTTAAAGTCTTTTGTTTGTTATCTTTTTTTTCAAAGACTGGGCTTGTTGTTGTTTCCATACTTATTTCCTTAATTTAATTAGTAATTTTTCAAAAGCCTCAACTTCAATTTCAACTTCTTCCTCCTTAACGAAATTTTTTATATATCCCTTAAAAGCGTCCAAAATTTCCTCAAGCCGATAGATTACTCTCGGTGTTCCCTTCTTCTCGTTTTGGTTGACGAGGTATTTCTGCCGTATTTTATACCAACTTACCGTCTTGTCAAAAGTTTCCAAAACGTCGGAAAGTTTGTTGAACATCTCGCAAATTTTCAAACAATCATATAAATCGCTTTTGCTAATTCCAATATCCTGCGCAAGCTGTAAAATAAACTCTCCGCTCCCGTGGGCGAATTTCTTATAATGTTCGTCGTTTAAAATCCGCTTGCCAATCTCCCACTTGCCTTCAATAATTTCCATCTTAGCGTTGAAGCTCTTTTCAACAACCATAGCACGGCAATCCGCAACAATGGATTCATACCAATCGGTTGACTTATAATCTACTAAAGATTTTTCTGTCATAATTTATTATTAAATAATTCACTACTGCCCCCTAAATCCCAACCAAAACTAGGGGCAGAAAGTCAATTATTTAATTATGACAACAGTAACAACACCATTGGAATGCTTTGCCAATGGTTGAATTGAGTAAATGCCGGGCTCAAGTTCAATCACCACAGTATGGTAAGTTACAACATTATCATCGACTACCAAATTTTCCTCGTTGGTCTTCATGTTTGTGACCAGAATGGTTGATTCGCAAAATTGTGTAGTCAAATAATTAACTGTAACTTCATTACCTGTTTTTGTAACCAAATAATTATATTTGCTAACAAAAGTTTTCCACCAATCAGGATAAGAACCTACTATCTTCTCCTCTTCAACTGTACTAGCAAACACAATAGATGGCAATAAAATGCTAACAAGCAATAAAGCGATTAATAATTTTCTCATATTTTTTATTTTAGTGAATAAATATATCAACGACCTTTAAGAATAATATTCAATATGGTCTAATATAAACTTCTCATCCTTCTTCGTTAATTTATAACCATTTCTTAAAAGAAACCTTAATGTCTTTTGGCACATCATTTTTTTATCTTCCTCAGTAAAATGATGTCCATCTCCAATATGACAAGTCATGTTACAAATCGGAGCCGCGTTCAACGGGCTATCCGCTTCTTCAAACTCTCCACCGAATATATGATGAAGTGCGTCCCAAGTATTCTGTCCGCAAATCCAACACTGGTAATTATACAGAAATAACGCTCGCGTCTTTTCCGAAAAATTCTTTTGGTATCGTTTAACTCTTTTCTTTATCATTAAAAAATACTAAATCCCATTTCTCGACATTCCTGCCATTGTAAAACAGTCCACCAAGCCACCAAACCAATAATCACAATAAAGAAAAGCGCGCATAAAATGTAATAAATTGGACTCTCTTCCATATTATTCTATGTCAATAATTATTTTATTTTTATCTCCGGCCTCAAGTTTAATGTGTAAACTCTCAACCCACTTAATCGAATCGTCCACCAAAACCCCATGCTCAACCAGCGCGTCAATAATCGGCTTAACACAAACTCCATCAACGTCCGGTGTTCTCCCTCTGCCTTTTTTATAGGTAACCAAAAAGGAAAGGTCAACTTTCCTTTTAAACGGCAAGCTTGGTTTGTCCTCGACCTGATAAATCGCCCAACCAACAAGGTCTTTCCAAATATCAAAAAGACGCTTCTTAGCCCCCCAATGTCTTGCTGTCTTGGTAATAATTTCATTCCAAGTTACGTATTTTTCCTCCAATTCTATTTTCATAATTATCCTTTAATTACAGCTAATGGAGTTAATTCAACTTCAATTTTAACTAAGTCTTTTTGATTTTCCATTACAACATCAATATCTTTATAAGCAGAACTTGCCTCATCCAAATCTTGTTGATTTCTAATACCATGAATAATTCCTTGCTCGTCTAATTTTCTTTTTTCTTCTTCGAGATTAAGTTCTTTTCTAGCCTTGCTACGAGACATTCTTCTGCCAGCCCCGTGACTGCAAGAGTTAAAACTATCGGGGTTACCAAGACCACGAACAATATAGGACTTGCTTCCCTGTGAGCCAGGTATAATGCCAATAGTATCACTGCTAGCAAGAGTAGCACCCTTACGATGAACCATAACATTTTGACCAAAATGATTTTCCATTTTTGCATAGTTATGTGCGATATTAATTATTTCATCAAAATCAATTCCACTAACTCTCTCACCCACTTTTGTTTGACCATCAAAAGTATCGGCAAATATATTTTGTATTCTTCCCATCATTAATTTTCTATTAGATAAAGCAAAATCAACACAATATTGCATTTCACTTAAATATGCTTGACCTTCTTTGCTATCTAAGGGCAGGAAAGCTAAATCCCAACTAGGTGGAACTTCACTCTGCCATTTTTTGTTTAACTCCTTAGCCAATTTATTATAATGACTCGCAACTTTCAATCCGATATTTCTGCTACCGCTATGTATCATAATCCAAATATGCCCATCAGACCCTTTCTGAATTTCAATAAAATGATTACCACCTCCAAGAGTTCCAATCTGTCTTAATGCTGAGTTAAATTCTTGATTCACAATCATTTCATCTGACTCATCATCAGTCAAGCCATTATTAAACTTACCAATACTTGGCATTAAGCTTTCATTTTGTTTTTCCTTATGATGACTAAATCCAACAGGTACAGCTTTATGAATCTCGCCCATTATTTTTTTCAATGTATCAACATCTATTTCAGTCAAAGAAGTCCTAACGGCACACATCCCACAACCAATATCAACACCAACTGCGTTAGGCACGACAACACCTTTAGTAGCCATCACACCTCCAATCGGCATACCATATCCCTCATGAGCATCCGGCATAATAGCAATATGTTTGAAAGCAAAAGGCAAGTTAGCCAAATTTGAGGCTTGGTCTATTGCCCCGCTTTCACAATCATCAAGCCAAAGCTTAATCGGTATTTTATTTTTCGAGATTACTTTTTTCATTTCACTTTAATAACGGAATATCTCTCAGAATTAATCGTCTCAAGCATAACTTCTTCTGGTGTTTTGTTTTCAACCGCAATCTTAAAGATAACCGGTGACAATCCTGAAACCATTGAAACACCTTGCTCGTTTTTGGTAACTGGCACATTCTGACCACTTCTAGCATCAACATTCCAAAACACTAAATTAGGTAATTTGTAACCAGCCTCTTTGTACTTGTCCTGAATATGCTGGAAATTAGTACAATGGGTACAACAACTATCGAACTCCATGTCTGAAATAATGTAAATAGTCTCTGGCATTTCCTCTGCCGGTGTATTTTTATCTATTGCTGTATTCAAAACCAAATCAAATACGGCCTGTAAATTAGTATTCATTCCCCAATCTGCTCTCTCAATGCTATTCATTTTGTCCAGCAAAGTATCACCCTTAACCGCTTGTAATTTTGGCCTTTCGCTAAAAGTAATAAAGTAATTCTGAAACTGTCCCTTATTTCTCTCGGCAAAATACAAAGCCAAAGAAACCGAAACTGACATAGGGTCACCATACATTGAACCTGAAACGTCCGCAACAACTAAAGCATTCTTGCCCTGCGTATAATCTGGCAACTGATTCCAAAGCGCCTCAAGTGTCTTAGAATAATCCTGATTAGCTGTCTTGTAAATCTGGTATGGATACAATGTTTTTGCCTGAATCTTAACTTCTCCCTTCTCGGCCTTTTCAATAAAAGCATTATATCGTTCCTCGTCATGCTTTTTAAATGCGTTTCGGTAAATTCTAGAAGCCTGACTTGGAACCTGAGAATAATTAATATCGCTCCACTTTTGCGCTGACATCTTTTCTTCAACTGCCTTAATCTGTTTTCTAATTTTTCTAACCATTTTTCTATATTCAACCTCGCCCAATCCTAACTTCTTAGCCATAAACAAAGCTTTAGCTTTTGTAGTTCTACTAGAAGCATTAATTGTAGGCAACCATTTTGCCAATAAAGTTGGAGTTTCACTACCTGAATCAACCTTCAACTGTTTGCTAACTAAATCAAAACATTTCTGGTTGTCGAAAAATAAATCGTCCCATCTCCCATATTCTGAAACGTGTCCAACAATCTGCTCGAACACTTCCGGAACATCTGTTCCCAACCATTCTAAACAATTTCTAAATAAATCTCTCTCTCCTTGTCCGCCTCGAACGTCTCTCAAATAAAATAAAATCCGCACGGCCTTTTCTCTATCCTCGGCAAATGCCTTTTTGAATAATTCTAAAGCCTGCTCCGGGTTTTTTCTCATTGCCCCGGCTTGCGCATAAAAATCCAAAAGATTTGAACCTGAACGGGTATAAGTAACCGCCATGTTCTCGGTCAATCCTTTTGAAGTTTCATCATACATACCATTAATCAAACTGTTGTCTGACTCTGGTACCTTCTTTGGTTCTGGTTTAATTTCGTTTAAATGTCTCATACATTTTTTTCTCCCAAGACCCGTTTAAACAATTCAATTTGACATTGAGTTTTTAAGTTGATTTGCTGTTAGGGTCTTTTAATTATTATTATTTAAACACGACTCATTTAAAACATAATGGAGTTTTTGTAATGCTGTTAGAGTCGTAAATTTTTAAACAAGACGCATTTATGTTATAGCCAACAAAGTATGCTGTAAGCGTCGTTATGGTAGCCGGCTTGGTGAGCCTATTGGAGGTTAAGCCCACCGAGCCGACCGCCAAGGCCGGCATAAATTAAGCTGGGTCTTCTTCGGAACCTTCCTCTGAACCTTCTTCTGAACCTTCTTCAGAAGCTTCCTCAGCAGCAACAGCTTCCTCTTCAGTATTTTCGTTTTTTTCATCTTCGAACATAATGTTTGAATTATGAATTAAACTATTTTAATTACACCGAAAGCTTTTTAATCAAAGTGTTTTTCATTTCACTAAGCTTTTTTCTTGCTCCCTCCGGTGTAGCTTTCATAGCGTCTGCCTTTTTCATATCTTCCTCAAGTTTTTTTTGTTGCGCGTCAATACCTCGTTTTTCAATAATTCTTGCGTCTGGCCTTGTTTTTTCAAGCCAATTCGTAAATGCCACAATCGGCCGTTTAATCTGCCTATTCGATTCGTTCCACCAGCAAACCATCTTCTGAAGCTGAAATTCATAGTCCCGGTCTGGAAAACGCGCCTTAATATCTCCCCAGCGCCTACTTTCTACCACGGCCTTCTTTACCTCTAAAAAGTCATTTTTTTCTTTCGTCGCTTTAGTATTGTTATTAAGTATTGTTTTATTAGTATTGTTCGTGGTGCCCATTTGATACCCCCCCCGGTGCCCATTTGATACCGGTGGGGTATCTTTTTGATACCGGTATATTTTTTTAACTGGTTTGCTATCCACAATCTTTAAAAGGACGTATCTATTCTTTTTGCCTGATGTACGTATAACCTTTATGAAAAAATACTCTTCTAACTGCTTAATTGCGCGTAAAACGGTTATTCTCTTCAAACTCGTCATCTTTGCTATCGTCTCAACTCCGGGGAACGCTTCTTGCGTCGTATTATTGGCAAAATAGGCTAAAGCATGGTAAATAAGCTTAGTAGAAGGATTTAAGTACGGGTGGTCAAGAATCAGCTTATTTACCCAGTAAAATTCTCCATTTCGCTGGTCTCTAACCTCGAAATTTTCATTTTTATTATCCTCCATGTCTTTTTACTTATTTGAAGATTTTTAAATATTTATCAGTCATCCACAATAAATCCCTGCGTTTTCCAGTTCTTATCAACAAGTTAATCACTGTTGTATGGTCTCGCTCTAAAAGCCTGCCAATAGCTGATTCGCTTTGTCCTAGCTTATGTAAAACTGAAGCAATAACGCAACGCATATCCACTAATTCCGATTTCCTACATCTCCCAGTCACGTCATAAACCGAGACTCCGTGGTCTTCGGAAACTTTTTTTAAAACTTCATTTGGTAAATTTCCTCCTAATTTCTTGTTTTTCTTGAATATCATACGTCTTAAGTATAAACCCTAATGGCTTTTTTGTCAAAATACTTATCCACAAGTTATTAGTACACTTACTGGGACGCGCTTTTTAGACGCGCCCACGTAAAGGAACTAAAACGGAATATCTTCAACATTAACTTCGTCTTTGGCTGGAGGTAAATTCTCGTCTGCCTGAATAGTTGGTAGTTCTTCGCCCTTCTTTTTTTTGCTGTCATCGAAATCTAGTTTTTCTACATCAATGCCAGCTTCCTGAGCCCCCTTTTTCTTCATAGCGGTTACAAACCTCTCAGGGTCATTATCGGTGCTAGCAAGAGCTTCCTGTTCTTTTTTCGTCAAGGCTTTACCAATACTACTTGGTACCAAGTTTGTGGTATAAGTAGTCTTTTTGTTTTTGGTTTCCTTCGTAATCTTGATGTCAAACGCCGGTGAACCATCCTTGTTAAAAGGATACTCCGGGTCTTTAGCCCATTCGTTTATAACTTTCGCAACTGAATAGGGTAACTTCGCAAGTTTAACTCCCTTGTCACTTCGGTCAATAACGTTACAAACAAACTGAACATTAACCGTAGGCAGATTAAATATCTGCTTCTTTTTCTCGTCGTCGGCTAAGTCTTGGCGTCCATTGATTTCCGCAACGCTCTTCTCAACCTCAACACACACTTTACACCCCCTGTGCATTCCGAAACAAACAGATGGCTTACCTCCAATCCAATGCTGACCAAGTGGTGCGAAACCAGACACTATCCTAATCTGGTACGTTCCGTCTTCCTTCAAGTTGAAGTAGTTAGTCTGATAAGTTTTACCAGCACTATACTCTTCATTACTCTGGTCAAAGGCTTTTTCAATGTCCATATTTTTTCTCCCAGTCATAAGATTATTTTTGTTTTGTACTTATGACATTAATTAGTTAATTATGTTTTCGACCTTTGATTTATAATTTCCAAAATGGTTTATGTTCTTTTTTCTCTTTTGGTTCTTCTTCTGGCTTCTCTCTTTCATCTTCAACCTGATTTAGTTTACTACAATTATTAATAACATCACACAATTTTTCCATCGCCAATGCTTCAATCTGTCTAATCCTCTCTCGTGTAACGTCAAATTCTTCGCCAACTTCTTTAAGTGTTTTAGAATAACCATCATTAAGCCCAAACCGCATTATAATAATCGCCTTTTGTCTCGGTGTAAGTTGATTAATAAAAGGCATAAGTAAATCCCCAATCGTTATCCGCGTTCTTTTTAGTTGCTTTTCCAAGTTAGTAATTTTTTCATTTGCTTCTCTAAGTAATTTTGAAGTTTCGTAATAGTTTTTTCTCAGTTTTCCAACCTCTGTTTCGCCTCTAATTTCATTCTCAAGGCAGTTTTTAACAACCTCAACTGATAATTTTGTTAAATCTGCCAACTCGTCAATATTTGGCAATCGTCCATTTTGTACTTTATACCTAAACATCTCATTAGCTATTTTAACTTTCTTTTCAGCTTCTTCCCATTTAGTTGAACCAGTTAAAAATATCCATCTCTCACGCCGGGTGTGTAAATATTCTTTATGCTCTGGTTTATGTTCCTTACAATAAACACTATTCCCGGTAGTAGGTTTACTACAAACCCTACAAAATCTATCCTTAAAACCATAATAATTTTTTGTCCATTCTTTAACATGCTTCCTCCGACATTCAATCTTGTTACACAGTCTTGTATTTCGCCCTTCAAGTTTATCACCACAGACAATACAAAATCTATCCGGCTTTTTTGGTCTTTTTCTTAAATAACATTCCTTTTGTCGTTGCCTTACCACTTTTTGATGTGCGATTTTACATTCCTCCTTATCACACAAAGTCCGACCTTTTCCTAAAATTAAGTCCCCGCAGTAACGACAATAGTAAAGATTTTTTCCCATACTAAACTCCTTTCAATAAATCCGTTAGGATTTCTTTTGTTTTTGGATTCGCTAAATCCAACTTATTTGCTTTAAATTTATTACATCGGTAACACAATACTTGATACCATTTTTCATTAAAGGTCTTTGCTTCCTCAACAAATTGACTAATAATATCAACCGGCACAATATGGTCAATCGTCAAATTATCAGTCGCCCCACAATTAACACACTTTTGCTCTTGGTCTTTAAGCCAAGCCTGTTTCAGTAAAACACAATTCTTTTTTGTTAATCTATCAAGTAAATCTTTTTCTTTTAATTCTTTTTTTACTTCTTTTAAGTAACCCATACTCCATCAAAATTAGCTTGTTTAACAGGCACGACTTGTAAATATGGACGGCCTTTTTTATATCCCTTCTTCAATCCAACCTCTCTCCATTTTTTATTATCATTCGTTCTTAAAAACCGCTTGCCATCTTTTTTGTGTTTATACTCACACCAAAGCTCACCGCTTTTTCTAACATAAACTCTTGGCTTGGTTTTCCAGCTAACAACATTCTTACATTGTTTACAAATAGCAGTCACTTTTCGCGTATCGTCGTTAAATCTATATTTCCAATTATGATAACCACATTTTTCACAGGGTCTCATTGCCATATTAAAGACCTTTTTTCTTTATGTAGTCAGCTTTTATTTCATCGTTCTTGTCTTTAATCTCGCCCTTAATTGAACTCTCCCAATCTTCCTTATTGTCAAATCCAGTTAAAAGTTTGAACCACGGGCTTCTCTCAACTTCCCAATTCTTCTCATAGCAACCTTGAATAATGTATGGCTTCTTGTTTTTCTGAAATCTAATCTTGCCTCGTTTGTTAAAAACAAAGTTGGCTGGCTTTGGTGGTTCTTTTTTCTGTCTAATAAATTCTGTCATCTCCTCCATATCTTTTTGAACTATCTCTTCCATTTTCTTATCGTTTAAATAAATTGGAAATTCTGCGGTCATCAAATCGTCCTTACTAATATAAAGCACTCGGCCTTCCGGTTTTTTATTAGCTTTTAAATAAAGCCAACATTGTAATCGGTGCCACGGATATGCCTCTTGTAAATAATCCTTCTTATTCCAAAAGGCCATTGAATTGATTGATTTAATTTCGTATAGCAATTCCGGCATTCCGTTCGGGTACATCTCCTCTAGTTTTTCAACCATCATTAATGTTCGGTCGGTTACAAACTCTGAAAGTCCCATAACTTGGCAAGCCTGCTTAGCCGAAAGCCAATTAGGTTTTCCCCCGGCCAAAACGTCATACTTCCCTAAAACCTTCAGCGTCTTCTCTGTCTCCTCTATTACCGACCAGCCACTATCATCTTGGCTGTTAATAAAAATCCCACAAGCCTTGAAGACATTCTTCAAAAGATTGTGGAACTCATCACCAGCGGAAAAAACCCTCAAAACTCGCTCTTCATACGGGTTTGTTTCCGGTACCCCCATCATTTTTTGGTATCTCCCCCAGTAGTCTTTACCAATGTCACTAGGCGAAATGTAATCTCTAACTTTTGGCTCGCGTGCTTTCGTTTCCTTAAGCATTAAATTCCAAACTCCTTGAACGCTCCATTTCATTTCTTCGAGCCTTTTTTGTTCTCGTTCGTCGATTTGTTCTTTTTTAGTTGTCATAATTTTTCTCCTTTCTTTTTTAATTATATTCTTCGTGATAATCATCATTGGGATTGCGCCATTTTTTTGGTAAAAATCTTTCATGAAATTTAATTCTTGCTTCTCGTTTCCTGTCCATTTCATCTAAAATTTCTTCTATCTCTTTTTCAGATTTTTTTCTTGGCGTTTTTTGTTTTTCCCAATACGGTATAATCCTATTCATATTTTTTGTGATTTTTCCATCTATTTTTTGGCGTGGTTTCCCTTCTTAAACAACCGCAACTTCTCGCACTACCAAACCGCAAATAATCTCGTTTGACATCTTTATAGTTTCCACAATCACACAAGCATCTATAATAAGATTTTTTACCTCTAATACCTATATATTCTTTTACTACAAGGCGACCGTATCTCTTTCCTACAATATCACTAAATTTACCATATTTCCCATGATTCTTAATCAGGTATGAATTATAGAAATAAATTTCCAAATCCTTAAAACTTTTACCAGAAAACCATAGGTAGAACTTAAATATATATTTTGATATTTTTTCTCTTAACATAATTATAAACTAATTTTACTTAAAAATCAAAATACTTATCCACAAGTTACTCGTCAAATCTAGTTAAGAATTTGGCAATCTCTTCTCTTGAAACCGCCAACTCACTTTTTAATCCGCCCTTAAACTTCCTTATCAAGTAATTTCCAACCGCTTTTTTCGGTATCATATACTTTACTTTATTATCCAAACTAACGTTAAGGGCTTGAATCTCTCCCATAGCAATAAACTTCAAAATTGTAGTCTGTGAATTTATCGGGAACCAATCGGCTCGCGCCAATTCGTTCGGCGAATAATAGTCTTTTTTAATCATATTTATTCCTTGCTTCGCTCTGGCCATAATTTTTAGCCAAAGTCTTGTAGAAGTCTTTACTATATTGTGTCTTACAAATTTTTCTCCTTTCTTTATTTATCGTTTTTAACGATTTCACCGCTAAAGTCTTTTGCCACTTTTTCTGCCGAAGTTTCCTTTGATTTTTCTTTCCCATGAAGATTAATAATCATCCAATAGTCTTTACTCATAACATACTGCCGGTCAAAGCCGAAGTTAACTTCTTCGCGGTGTCGTTCGAAAACGAAAGTTTGGCATTTAAAAAGTCTTCCTCGGTCTGTCATAATTCGTATTCCTTTAACTTTACCTTTTATTTTATCCCACATATCCGCATCAATACACGGCACTCCGCCCTTCTGCCAAAGCAAATGTTTTCGTTCGTTAATCTTATTTTTTATTAACTGGCCAAGAACTAGTTGGTAGTCTTTGTAGATGTAAGCCATAATTTTATTTAAGTTATTTTTTAAGTTTTCCCTCTACATAAAGATTATAGCAACTCCACAATCCGGCATCACCTTGCTTATATCGCTTGGCAAAATATCGGGTGCTACACCAAATATCCTCAGCACACTCCATATCAACTGTCGGATGCCAATAAAGTATAATCTGCCAAAGGCCAACTGCTCCGCCGTGAGGGTCTTGAAGATTCCGTGCCTGTGGAAACAACTTACTTTCACACCTTGCCACCGCTATCATCATTTCTTTGTCCAGTCCCTCTTGCCGGGCAACTTCGGATATAACCTCGATAACGTATACCCTTGAGAGCTTATATTCTGCGATTTCCCGCATTTGTTGTTGAAAATCGTAAAATTGTACCTCCCCGGGACATTCGACGTTTAAAAGCCCGCACAATTCGTAATCGACACTATACTTCGGAACATACCAAAGCAAATAAGCATTCAACAGAACCGCTACCATTATAATTGTCAATTCAACCGCCACTAAAACTTGCCATCGAAATTTTGTTTTTGTTTTTGCCATATTTTTAATTAATTATAAATTCCAATATAAACATCATTTAATTGGTCATCAAAATATATCTGGTCAACATCTATTTTTGAAGTTTTTTTATCATGGCTATGATAAATACTTACTTCAACGTTTCCTTGTTTTTGTTCGATTTCTTGTAGCTTGTTAATTAGCTCATAAATTGTCGCCATATTTCTTTAGTTATTAATTAATTGTTTGTGTAATTTTGCCAAGCGATTAAACTCCTCCCAATCGCCACGCATAATACACTCATCAATTTTTTTGTTCAGTTTTTGGATTGTTTTTTCTTTGTTCATAATTTTTGTTTTTATTTTTTAGGTTATCAGGGTGGTATCACTCTTGCGACTTTGCCGGCATAGTAAGTGAGTTTTTACGTTTTTACCACCCCTTAATTATTTAATTGCTTTTGGCATTACTTCACTTATCTTTTTTTCTCCAATATATAGGTCTCGCTCAATGCCTAATCCTAGCTTACCTTTGAATTCTTCTAACTCTGCTAGGCTGAAACTTCCCCATTCGTCATTCCAATCTCCGAATATACTTACATAACCAAAGAAGATTTTTTCTAAAATTCGGGTCTTTTACTTCTTCTTGAGAGCCGACTTCTTTGAATCGTGCCTCAAGTTCTGGTGTCATAAGTTTCATAATTTCTCCTTCCTTTATTGTAAGATTAATTCGCCAAGTTTATTTTCCTGAAATTCTGATTTACAATCAGGGTTGTCACAAATCCAGTTAGCTGTTCTAGCCCAGTTCTCAAACGGAACATCTTTATTTCCAATCCTTTCATTTCTCAATTCGTATTCTTTACATATCGGGCATTTATAGACTTCCTCTTCAGCATCTTCATTTTTTATTAAGTCTGTGATAGTTGGCGGGACAATTCCGCTTCCGTCGCAAACATGACAAACGTCCATATTAACTTCGCCCTCACCACTTTCAACTGGAACTTTCCCAGAACCACCGCAGTTGTGGCATTTGTTGTAAAATCTTTTCATATTTTTCCTTTCTTTTTTAATTAGTCTTTTTATCCTTTATCTTAATTATAAACCTTTTTGAAAAACTTGTCAAAACCCTAAGCCCCTAGAAAACGACCAAAAAACCCCCAAAAAACAAGGTTTTATAGGAGTTAAAAGTTATCCACCATTATTTTATTAAAAAAGTAAAAAGTTATCCACTACTATAATAGCAAAAAACCGCCCCAAAAAAGGACGGCTTTTGCCGGAATCCGTGATTGACACTCGGATATTATTTCTTTTTCTTCAGCTTGAAAGCTCCAAGTGCTACTTCCTGTTTTCTTCCGAATAAATAAACTACCACTGCTGAAACAGCAACAGCTAACCACTCAGGAATTTGAACATCGGGAAGTAGTACAGAGTGTAAAACAGCACCGGCGACGATTACGATGCCTACTACAACTAATAAGATTGTTATTGCTTTTGACATTTTTTGTAAAGTTTAGTTAATTAAATAATCTGGTAGGGGGCTAGACCTAATTGTTCGTTTTGGGTATATGAGGCACAAACAATCGACCTTTAGAAAATGGTAGTCTCGCCCCCAAACCAAACCTTACAAAATAGCGACTATATTAATTCGCTATTTTTATTTTAAAAATCCGAAAGGGTGCCAGTCAATCTCATACTCATCAAGACTATCAACTGTTACAAATGGTTTTATCCAACCATCAGTAAGCATTTGTTGATAGCTTTCCCAACCACCAACCCAACGAATTTTATTACTTGTGTTTGATTTGGCAAAAATTTCTGGTTTGCCTTTCTTTTGAATTGTTTCAATCATATTTTTTATCTTAATATTCTTTTGGTCAATTAGTACCCAAGAGGTATAAACATTCCCACTCTTAAAATAATCTTCATTCAAATAACCATAACCTTTGTCACCCCAATTAGTACTCCAAGAGTTAGCAAATTTAATTGCTTTTTTTCCATTTCTCATTAAAGCACCAATCCCATAAAAAGCGTGTCCCCAATTTAAAGCACCTGGCTCAACATCTGGCTTGTTCCAACCATCGTTTCCACCTTTAGCGGCCATTAATAAAGTTTTATGGTTTCGTAAGGCAATAGCAACATCGTCAATAGTCTTCGGAACAGAAAAGTATCTTAAACTTTTATACTTCTCTGCCTTACTTCTAAGCTCATCATCAATCTTTTGCTCTGTCATAAACTTTTCAGTAGGACCATTGTAAACAATTCTTCCATCAGACATCTCAACAGTCGTATAAGACGGTAAATCTTCTTCAAGATTAAAACCATACTTAACAGCTATCTTACAAGCCTCTCTAGTATAAGCACCACCGCTAGGTAAATAAATCTGTTCATAGACTCCTTTAGCAGAAAAATCTTTCCATTTCTTAGTCTCAATAAAGTTTAACAAATCACCTATTGATGAAGTTGCTTGACCAACACAATTATGAACAGCAACAGTCTCAACAATATAACTATTATCTTTCTCTACTTCTATATTATAAATATGCCCACCAGCATAACTTAAAATTTTATCTATCAAATCAATCTTAATATAAAAATTCTTTTCATCCTCGTAACCATATTGACTTTTATATTTTATATCAACTTTACCTAACAATTTTTTTGAGGCATCTCGTCCAAATTGTAACTCATAAACTTGCAACTTGTTTTCTTCTTTTTTTCGTTTTCTTATAGCAGTTCTAATTCCATTCCTTTTAGCAATATCATTCATTTGTCTAACTAATTCCTTAGAAGTAGTAACCCCAATATAACAATCTTGTTTATAACAACCATCACCATCCATCCATCCTCGTAATATATTTAGTTGTTTTTTTGGTTCTAAAGTTAAAAATTTCTTGTGTAATTTTTTGTTAAAACACAACTTACTACCATAATCCAAAAATCTTTCTGCCCATATTTTCCCAAGTATACTAACAGTTCTGCTTAAAGTATTTTTCTTGTCACTTATACTTACATTAGTACCTAATCCACCAAAAATCTTCTCAAGTCTATTTTGATAATCTACTTCATCTTGATGAATTGAGAAATGAACTCCATAATCACTAACTGAACCCTCGGCCAGATAAAATCCAATCGCCCAAAGAAAATTATCATCTAATTCAAATTCATAATCTAGTTTATCTTTTTTTATTTTATTAGTTTTAGGAATAGTCAGATACATACCTTTCTGTAATCCTTTCGCTTCAACCCATTCATTATTATCAAGCAAAAAAGGATGTTCTGGAGATACAATTATAGGAAACAACCCATAACCTTTAATTACAAACATTGTTCCTTGCCATTTTCGTTTTAATGTGTTATAAACTTTTTTTGGTATTCCATTATGAGTTACAACTCTCTCTCCAATATGTATCTTTTCAATATCTTTATAATTCAAATCTTCCATTAATACTTTAGTTCCTGCTGGAAAACAAGACGATGAACCATTTTGGTTTTCGATTTTAACCTTGGTATTAAATTCTTTTTCAAAGTCATAACCTTTTTCCCAATCAAAAGGTTTATCAACTCCCATTGCCATAGCTAATGGCGCATACTGTAAATCTCTATCATCAGGCCTGTCAGGAAAAGCGCCGGGATTAAAATTCTCGTCGAACTTAAATTCTTCTGCCATATAATTGAAGTTAATAATTATCTATAAAAATAAGCTGTACCAGCGCAAGTAACTCCTGCCACACCACTAGGTGTTAGCGTAATTTCATTACCAGACCAACTAGCAGTAACAGTAACATGATAAGGAGTTGTTGTCCCAGGGTATTGCGCAAACGAACCACTTGTCTTTCCTTTTCTTGATATAAAAATATCACCACCAGAAGGGTGACCACCATTATCAAGAGTAGCGGCAACAATCGCATGTCTAGCAACGTCAGGAACAGTAATCACATCAGCACTATCACTAGCCGAACCACAATATTGCATTCCCGGTGCTTCAAAAATCATAAGCTGTGTTGCGTCTAAAGCAATACCAACCATTGTTTCATAGGTACCGACAGAAGTTCCAATAGTTCCATCGTCTTGAACATAGTATGTTGAACCTCTTGTCAGTCCAGTAAAATCCTCTACTATCGTTCCTTTTCCTGTCATCACTTCAACAAAATCTCCCTCTGAGATATTCTGACCATAAATAGCAAAACCAACAAATTCTAATTTGTCTTGGTCGTTAGCGTCACAAAGACCAGCCCAACCATTACTAGCAACATAAATTGGCTTAGGAATCGAAGTAGTATCAATAGCTTCATTAGCTTGTAACTCAAAACGTCCATCTCTAGCTTTCAGATAGTTTGAATTTGCTGTGGAAGCTTCAATTTTATCTCCAGCAGTAAAAGTATGTAACGGATAACCCATACGTTTTTAATTAATTATTTAAGATATAGTATATAAATTTGATTTTAATTTTGGTTTATTTTTCAATCCATGATGTCTTTTATAAAGTATCTAATTGTAAAAGTCAAATCAAGTGTATCATAATATCACTATAGAATAATCCACAGTCAAAGTTTCGGTCACTGTCTTCGCAATACCACTCGGAGCATTCAAAAGAACCCGGCTAAACAAAATACCAGAATCCGTAGAAGCACTTCCGTCTGAAAATAAACCAGCTTCATAATAAGTTCCATTACATTCCGTTGCGGTATAAAAAGCCGTACAATAAGCAACATTATTCGCATTCGTTTGCGAAGCCGTCAATTTTCGGTACGCTTCCGTGTCCAAAGTCGTATCTCCATTAGCCACGGCCGTACTTCCAGTCCCAAGCGCAGTATAATTAATACGCATTGTGTTGTCTGGGCTTGTTTCCGTCAGATTATTGGCAATCATAGTCCGACCGACCGTCGGTATGATATTTTCCTGAATATACGTTCTTTTGATTTTTCCAGTCTTGGCATCACGAATAGTGATTTTCCAAATACCTTTTAAACCGATTGAGTCTTTAATTTTTTTCATATTGTTTAATTAAATTATTATTCAAAATAAGCGCCATCAAAAAGTCCATTCCTATCGTTGTTTGTCGGTGTTATATCAGCATAAACAAAGTCAATATCCCAATTCAAACTCTGTGCTGTAACTGTTGTTTCCGTAACTGATAAACTTTCCGTCTGCGCATTATGTGAAGTAGATGTCACATAATCGGCCGTCAAAGTAACAGTCTCATCAAAAGTTTCAACAACGTCAAGTATCTCATTCTCATTAATAATAATTTCCTTTTTGTTTGCAATCGTCTGCTGTATCAAATATTCAATTATTCCTAAAGTTTTAGTAGTCACCAAAGAAACCTTATACTTCGGACTATCATGCGTCCAAGGAACTATTATAACTTTATTAATAATGAAATACTCATCAATACTATGAGCCGAAGAATTAATCCTAATTCTCTGGCCTGACCTCAATCCATCTGTGTATGTTTCAAATTCACCTTCAGATAAGGTGTCTTTATAAGCATCAAGTTCTGCCCTTGCCCTTTCCCGCGCACCTTCTCTGGTGTTAATTGTTTGGTCAATAATAACATACTCATACTCACCATCTCCGCCTTCGGCTGTTTTTGTAGCGTCAATCGAATTCTGGTCTCTAAGTTTAACCCGAACTGGTAAATAAGGACTGCCGTGTAAAGTAATAACTGAATCCACACTAGGTATTCTATCGCTTCTAAATTTTAAACGCTTCTCTTCTCTATCCCAAACATAATCATAAGCACTCTCATCTCCCTGTCCTTCTAAAACACCATCCCAAGTCGTCCCTGTAACAGTAACCAAAAGGTCATCATATTTATAACCAAGCGCATAAACCTGTTGCTCTCCATCTGAAACATACTTAGGTGCTAAGGCGCTACCAAGATATTCACCACCACGAACATAAATAACATTTTTTTTCTGGGAATCGTCCCTTCTAACAACTAAACTTTTAAAAATATAACTCCCGTCATCGTCTTGTATATCAAAACTAGCCGTATTATCAGTCTTACCAAAAAAGTTTATCACCCGACCATAATCAATATACCAATCGTAATTCACAATATCAGCAAGCTGTGTCAAAACATTATCAAATTGTTCATATCTAAAAGCAACATAATCAGCTTCATTTGGACAATCAACTTCTAAATCTGCTAAATACCCGCAAACAATATCGTCAATCCTACAATCCGTCATATCTGTCTGTCCAGCCGAATAACTTATTCGCAACATCGCATAGTCCAAGGCCGAACTGTTTGGTGAACCCATCGCCCCGGCCTGAGCCGCACTCTTCCAGCTAAATCTTAAAATATTCCACCCGTCAGCAAAAGAAGTCTCATCGTGTTGTGTAGTAACCGTATCACTCCAATAATTGCTCGAATCGCTTCCCCATCTAAAAGTAAACCCAATAACATTCGTCGAATCCGGAATATAATACCACATAAAGAAATAACCATTGCTGTCGTATTCTGCTAAATTAACAGCCGTCATATCGTCAATATAAACGTCCGCGTAATTATTCGCTGACTGCGAAACATCAACGTCGTAATTAACACAACCACTTCCTCGTTTATAAATTGTTGTATCTGTCGTAACATTTAAAGCATCGCTCGCTCCGTCCGCCGTCCAAGTTCCGTCTCCGTCGTAGGTGTCCATGTTGTGGAACACGTCCATCGTATTTAAAGTAGAAAGGGCATTCCTAATAATGGTTTCAATCGTTTGATTTTCAAAACTATCGTTTAAAAGTTTTCTGCCTAAAAGCCGGCCATAATCGTTACATTCAACCTTGTATCTTATAACTTTATAATCATCAGCGTGATGAGTTACTTTCACCACAACACCAGCAAAAATTAAATCACTATCATGTCTAACCTTAACTTCCTGACCAACAGTTGGAGCCGTTAAACTTCCACAGGCAGACCGCAAAACAAACTGACAACGGTTAATCTGCCTCGTTAAAATATCTTCTATACGCAAAGTATTGCGGTCGACAGATTTGGTATAATCTGTTCCCGCTACTTGTAAAGTAATTGCCATATTAAACTCTTACGTTTTCTTTAAGTCTATCAATAATCATGTCGCCGACTTCTATGGCGGCAGTTTCAGATAAAAATGTTCCTGTGATATTTAAAACAATATTTCCTAATCCACCCATTTTATTTAAAGGAATAACTGCTTCAGGACCAGCTTCACCAATCAAAGCATTGGTTGGACTTGTAACTATTCCACCTTTAGCAAAAGGAACTGACATCATTGGAGCAGCAGTATAATAAGCAGAAGTAGAACCACCGTAAAGTATAGCGTTGGCTTGTTCAATTTCTTTGGCTCTTCGTTTCTTATTTTCTGCTATTAGGTCATCATCTGCAATTACCGCATCTCTAACTAAACCAGAATTAATAATCTTAATATCAGTAGTTTTATTATTCATATCTATAATTAAATCTGCTTTTTCTTGTTCTTTATCCATCTCATCTTGTATTCTGTCTAATTCATCTAAGTACGCTCTATTATATTTCATCTGCTCCTTACCAAGATTTTCAAGTGTTCTTTGAAAATCAGTCAAAGCATTAACACGTCTAACTTCTGCCACTTCATTTTCATAAGCAGTCTCAATATTCTTTTTAGACTCTAAAAGATGTAAATTCAAATTGTAAGCGTCCTCGGCTTCCTGAACTTCGTTTCTTAAATTATTTATTCTATCCTTATGCCCTATTAAATCTTCAGTATAACCAGACTTTGTCATTTCTTTCTTTAATTCAGCTTTTTTTCCTTCTAAATCTTCTAATTGACTAGCGACAAGTTCTTCCTGTTTAACATAAGCTTCAGCGTATCGTGTTTTAAAATCTAAAGTTTTTTTAGCATACGCAACTTTCAACTTCTGTTCTTCTGCTTGTAAATCCTTAATTTTTTCTAAAATCTTTTCATATTCTTCAGCAGTATCTTTAGCCGCTCCACCCGCGTCTTTAGTAGCTTCAGTTATACCATCAAAGGCTTCCATTCCAATACTACCTAAATTGTTAACTGAACTACCAGCAAAATCAGCCGCACTAGCATAACTCATCATTGCATCAGTAGAATACCCAGTTAATTCTACTAACTGTCCACCTTGTCTTACAAGCAATCCTCTCATTACTAATTCATCTTCAAATTGACTAATTTGGTCTCTATGGGCTTGACTTTGTCTTTCAGCAAGACCATCAATAGCATCAAATTGATTTTGCAACGAATCCATTTTTAGTTGAGCATAACGACGAACATCTTCATTTTCGCTTTCCATCATTCCTTTATATCTTTCAAATCCTCTACTTCTCATATCAATAGTCTCTTCTTCTGCTTTATGTACTTCATCTATTCGCTTTTTAAGCTGTATAAATCCATCTATAACCTTATACAAACCATAAGCTACAACTGTAATTGCCACTAACGTTGGTATAGCCAATAATGCAGTTCCAAGTAAACCAGTAGCAGTAGTAGTTAATCCAATAGCACCACCTAATGCGGCTAAAGCACCCATTATTGTACTAACAGCAGTAATAGTTTTTGCCACAATACCAATAAACAACAAAAACGCTCCAACCATAAGAACATATTTAGCTTTAGTAGTAACAATTTCAGCAATTAAATCTTTGTGTACTTTTATCATTTCAGTAACATCTTTAACATAAGGGACTATTTTATCGCCAAGTTCTATCATTATATCTCTTAACTCTTCCATTGCTTGTTTCATCTGGAATCCGGGACCTTCTGCCATATCTTGGAAATAACCACCTACTGTTATTGTATCATCACCAGCAGTCATTAATGCCGTATTATAATCCTCAACGGCTGTTCCTACCAATGGGAATAAAGCTTGTAACGCACGAACATTCGGAAACATATCAGCTAATGCGGCTGTATTATCACCATACTGTTCTCTCAATTTTTCCAATACACCAGTTAAGCCTATTGCTTTAATAGCCATTTGACCACTATCATACCCAAGACTTCTTAGCCATTCTCCTAATTTTTCAGATGGTTTATTTAAAGCTGTAAAAGTAGCATTAATAGCAGTAGCCGCTTCTTCTGTACTACCAGCAGTTTTTGTTAAAGTAGCAAGAGATGCACCAACTTCATCAAAAGAAACACCTAATGAAGCCGCCTGAACAGCCGCTCTTGGAAATGACTGAGCAAGTTCTTCAAACGTAAGCAAACCAGCATCTACAATCCTAAACAATTTATCCATTGTTTCTCTAGCTTGATTACCGCTATAACCAAAAACATTCATCGCTTTCGATAATGCACCAGCAACATCGGCCGCATTCGCCATACCAGCAGTAGCCGCTTCGCCAACAACAGTTAATACTTCCATTGATTCTGCTCCTCTAAAGCCTGCAGAACCAACTACATACATTGCTTCTTGCATTTCATTCGCGCTTTTACCAACCTGTATGGCAAGCTCCCTAACATCTTTTTTCATCGACTTAAAAGCACTGTCATTTAATTTAAGCATTTGATTTGTAGCTCTTGCTAATGTATCATAATCAGCAGCCGCTTTTAATGCCGCACCACCAACAGCAATCGAAGCTCCAGTTATTAATGCGCCTGCTTTAAATGATTTTTGACCGAGTTGTTCAAAACTAAGACCAGTAGCCTTCAATTGCTTTGAAGCCCTATCTACTGCTGTAATAATAATTTGTAGTTTAGTGCTTGCCATGTTTCATTTGCGATTTTTTAACTTCAAGACGTTGATATTCTGCGTCAAGATTTATTTTTTGTTGGAGTCCCGTGATAAACCAATCAGGCTGTTTCAAATAGGTAAAATAATCCCAGCCCATCTTTTCACACAACAAGATGATAGCTAGTTCATTACTAATTCTAGCTCTACCGCGACTTAAAAGTTCACGATACTCCCCTTCTATTTTTTTGCAGTGGTTTCTCCTGTTCCTGTAATTGTGTTAATTTCATTGATAACGAAATCAAAGTCTTTAGTCGGCAGATTTAAGACTGTTTTCAAAACATCTTCTGCTAACTTACCGTCTTGTTTAACACTTACGACTACTGCCTTGATTGTTGCATCTTGTGATTTATTAACTGCATCTCCACTTATTTTTGGCTTTACTTTCATGTCGTCGGCATATTCAATATCATCTAATAATGCCTTGGTTACTTGCCGTCTTTCGTCTGCAGTAATCCAACTTTTTAGAGTCACTTCTGTCTTAGTGACAGGCGTTGTGACTTTGATGTTTTCTCGTTCCATAATTTTGTCATTAATTATAAGTTCCGCATTTAGTACATTGTCGCTCTTGCGGAATTAAAAGAGCCAACAAACCAAAGGGAAAAAACAACACAACAATAGCCCAAATAAGGCAACTGTAATGTGATTTATGTTCTGTTGACTTTTTACACTTAGAACAATATTTTTTCATACTTCTCCCTTAAATAGCTTCGGGGGCTACTCGCCTTTGGGGTTTTCGCCCCAAGCCTATTTTAATTATTTTTACCTTAGTAAGATGAAACTGCATTAATTAATGTGCAGGAGTTTATTACATTGTCGTTTGTACCCGCGTCGTATAAAGCGGTAAAGCTCAAGGTCTGTGTCACTACTTCATCAAGGGCAAAATCAGGCTCCCACGCTTCAAACATAACCTTACTCAAATCAAGTGTCCACTGGTACTTAGTTGTAGCACAACCAGTAATAGTGTCATCGTGAGTCATGTCAATTCTAACGGCTCGGTTTGTAGCATTCTTAACATAATTCAACCAAGTTCTGTCTTCATAGTTGAAAACAATTTCACCAGTAATGTTAAACCGCTTATTAACAATGTCTTCCGGTTGAACGGTTGACAATGTTGCCTGAATTTCTGCGTTCTTCTCGAATCTCAAAGTCAAACTCTTCAGATTGATTGAAGTTCCCGGTAAAGCACCAGTATTAGCCGCGGTACTGAAAGTCAAATATCTACCAACGAATTTCTTTTCTGCTCCATAGGAAGCTGTCTGGTTAGCGCTTGTAGCACTAGCTTTTGACAAGAAGTTAACCGTATAACTAACAATAGCATCTGGCAAGAAACTAATCTCTAAAGTGTTAATCATTCCCATTTCAAACATAAGCTGTCCAATCGGGTCAATAGTGTGAATAGACAAACTATCGTGACAGTTATCATTCTGAAGCGTATAGGTATGCGTATAAGCGGCAGTATCAGTCGGACCCGTAGTAGTTAATGTTCCTAAGGTGGCAAGTAAGATAGCCCCAAAGCTTTGGTCACCAAGTTCAACTGTCATATCTCCCTCAGCGTGTTCCAAAGTTTTAGGCGCTTGGTCTCCACCCCAAATTCCACCAAATCCGGCTTCTGATAAAGCTCTCGTCGGCACATCTCTAAAGCTAAAAGCAGTACAATTAAGCCAATAAGTAGGAGCAACACCAACCCCTCTGGTTGATTCAACCCCAATACCAATCGACTCTCGTCTGCCAATCCATAATGTACATGCCATAATATTTATTTCCTTTCCTTGTTTATTACTCGACCTTTAATATTTTAATAATTAGCTAATTGAATTCAAATCTACCGAAACTCTACATCTAACGGTTATTTCCGCTACTCGGTATATGTCTTCTCTCTCAGCATATCCCCAAGTAGACGGCAAAGCGAAAATGTTAATCGGACAATATCCTGTCGGCGAAGTCAAGTCCGCCAAATTGTACTGTCGGTCAAAATCGTCCAAAATAGCACTCACGCATTTTCTTAAAATTCTATCTGCGTCCTTTTGGCCGAAATGCTTCATATTAACATAAACTCTCACGTTAAAAGCGTAAATTCTAATGTTCTCTTCTGTTGTATTATAATCACTCTCGTTCTCCGAAGGCGTAACAGTCGCCGAAGGTGAACCCTTAAACTTATCTGTTTCGTATTCATAAACCTCCTGAATTCCGTTAGACGACTTATTGTCGCGTAAAATATCGCAAATTCGGTCAATCAAGCATTCCCACATACTTTTATTTTTCCTTTCTTAGTTAAATCGTGACAATTTCTACAAAGCGTAACTCCATTATTTAAACTCCATAACTCATCACAATTTAACGCTTGTTTCAATGTTTTAATTTTATTCTCCTCAATTATCACTGACATTTCTTTAATATGATGTACTTCCAAATAACAACCTCTCTTACGACAAGTTTGACAAGTCCAATTATCTCTTTGAAAAATATCTGAACGCCATTCTTGATATTTCCAACAATCTCTTATCTTTCTATTTATATCTTGATTACCCTTCCAAAGATAATGTTTTTCACCTCTTATATTTAATCTTGGTTTTCCTATTTGAGCATTTCTTATTTTTTCTCCAATTTCTTTAGGACGTTTAATTCCTCTTCTTGCTTCCCAAACTGGTTCCAAACTTTTTCTTTGTTTATCTGATAATTTTCTACCAGTTAAAGCCTTACTAATCTTGTCAGCCCAAGTGATTTTTCTGCCTTTATTAGCTTTACTAATTTTTCTTTTAGTTTCTTCCGTCATAAATTTAATTTATTTTTTCTAATGTTTTATCAATTACTGTTTTAAAAGTCTTTTCAATCTTTAATTTAGAATTATCTAATCCTCTTTGCATAAATCTATTAGGCTTAGTTCCAGGGTGTTTAACACTCATAACTGGGTGCATAGCACCTTGCCAATAAAGCGCTTTTTTCCTGATAGGATAAATAGTATGCGGTCGCGTTCCCTCGTGTACGAATATAGCATATTTCTTGTGCGGTTCAATAACAGCCCTTAAATGTGTAATGGTTGGCCTAACGCTTGATTTCAAAGCTCCAGTCTTCGTTGGTGTTTCCTTTTTAACTTCATCCGTAACTTCCAAAGCCGATTTACTAATAGCAACCTGTAAACCAGAAGCAATCCAACCCGGGAATTTCTTAAACTTAGACCTTAATTCATTAAGTCTGGGAATAGTAACCTTTATTTCCGGCATATTATTCCTCCGTCAATTCAAGCCAAACTTCTTTATAATCAAAACTTCCGAAGGTTCGTCTTGAAACTCCACCATCCGGCACAGTATATTCATTAGAATCTTCGTCTCTAACCCGGTCACCATCCTGTATATCAACACACCCATCAACCCATAATCGGTGTAACTTTCCGTGTACACCCTCCGTTAAGCTGGCCTTTGTATCTCTCAACGGCTGTATATGAGCCATAGAAGAAGTCACGGTCGCAAAAGCAACCTTATCAACGTCTCCGCTTGGCGGTGCTAATCTGGCAATAAAAATCTGCTTGTTTAAAAGGTGGACTATTTTTGGCATATTAACACACCTCCAAAACTCTATGCTGGTTTAAAATCTGCTTAACTCCTAATCGAACGGCAGACTCATCTAAATCAGCATAGGTCACAGAATAATCACCTAAGGTCTCGTTGGTAATCTTACCACTATCTCTACCTTGTTTAATGATGTCCGCTACCAACATAGTCGCTACCAATTCAATATCTTCCGGTACTGTTGCTGAGTGTCCCCAAACTCCTGTCAGCTTTATCCTTTTCGGACCTGTAAGCCAAACTCCAATTTGTGAACTAGCAACCATTATCAACTTGTAATACGGAGTCTCATTATACGGATACAAGATATAATCATCATCAAGACCTTCAGTTAAAGTATACTTTACATCTTCACCATTCACTTCTAGAATCTCTACTGCTGTGAGTGAGGTAAAATCATCAATTATGATTTCTGTCTTGCCATTTCCATCAAAGTAACGAGTTTCAGTCGTTCCTTCAAAAGACTTTCCAGTATACTTGTCAATATAATTTTCGGCCGCAGTAATCCAACTCGAAACCTGACTCGAGAAACTCGGGTCTATATCTGTCATCAGGTAATTCTCAATTTTTGCCTCCGTGGTATAGCTCATAAATTTATTAATTTATTACTAAAATATTTAATCCAATCGCCTCTTTTAAAATTTGTTTGTGTATGACAACTTCTACAATAAGTTTTTTTCTATGTTTTTCTGAAAATTCTTTACCAACTTTATTTAATCCAGCACACTTATAACTACAAAATTTCGTCGTATTTTTACGATGCGGATTTTTCTTTTTAGCATCACATGGTCTTCCCATAATTAGTTATTTTATTTTTTCTTAGTATATGCTGAGCAAGAATCTTTAGCACTATAAACATCTGGCTTCTTTTTATAAATTACTTCTGAAGGGCTAATAGACGGTGAAACACTTGCGCTTAAACTCGGACTCAAACTAGCACTTAAACTTGAACTCAGGCTGGCACTTAAGCTTGGCGACAAACTAGGGCTTAAAGAAACAGAAGGACTAACTGAAGAACTTAAGCTTGGCGATAAACTCGGTGAAAGCGAAGCTGAAAATGAAGCTGATAAACTTGGCGAAAGTGAAGGTGAAAGCGAAGCTGAAGGGCTGACTGAAGCTGAAATCGAAGCGCTTAAGCTTGGGCTTAGTGAAGGACTCAAGCTGGGCGATAAGCTAAATGATAAACTAGGACTAACCGAAGGCGATAAACTAGCACTCGGTGAAACACTTGAACTTAAACTCGCACTTAAACTAGGTGACAAGCTTGGAGATAAACTAGCACTTGGCGAAACACTAGAACTGATTGACGGTGATATACTAGGACTCAAGCTTGGTGATAAAGAAGCACTACCTACACTCGGCGATAAACTAGGACTGATTGATGGACTAAAACTAGGTGAAAGTGAAGCGCTTGGTGAAACTGACGAACTGATTGATGGACTCAAACTTGGAGAAATCGAAGGGCTAATTGACGGGCTAAGACTCGCACTCAAGCTAGGTGATATACTTGGACTATAACTCGCACTTAAGCTCGGTGAAAGGCTAGGACTTAAAGAAGCCGACGGGCTTACAGAAGAACTCAAACTTGGACTAACACTCGGAGACAAAGATGGTGAAACTGATGAGCTAATACTTGGTGAAAGACTAGGACTCAAACTAGCAGACGGTGAAACTGAAGAACTAATGCTCGGACTTAAACTTGGCGACAAACTCGGTGAAAGCGAATAGCTACCAACACTTGGTGACAAACTAGGACTAATCGAAGGTGAAAGTGACGGACTTAAACTTGCGCTAGGGCTAACCGAAGAACTAATCGAAGGGCTAAGGCTTGGACTCAACGAAGGTGACAAACTCGGGCTTAAGCTTGATGAAAGCGAAGCGCTAGGGCTAACAGAAGAACTGACTGACGGCGACAAGCTAGGACTAATCGAAGGTGATAGCGAAGGTGAAAGACTAGCGCTAGGTGAAACAGAAGACGATATGCTCGGAGACAAACTCAGAGACAAGCTTGGCGACAAACTAGGGCTTAAACTGGCAGACGGTGAAACTGAAGAACTAAGACTAGGACTAAGGCTTGGACTAAGACTTGGACTTAAACTCGGCGACAAAGACGCACTAGGCGAAACACTTGAACTTAAACTCGGGCTTAAAGATGATGATATGCTCGGACTCAAGGAAGGTGAAAGCGACGCACTCGGACTTACAGAAGAACTGATTGACGGAGAAATACTTAGACTTAAACTAGGGCTTATGCTTGAACTTAGTGAAGCCGAAGGACTAACACTTGACGATAAACTTGGACTTAATGATGGAGATAAACTTGGACTAACACTTGGAGACAAACTAGAAGACAAGGAAGCAGAAGGACTCACCGAAGAACTAATACTCGGTGAAAGGCTAGGGCTAATTGAAGAGGACAAGCTGGCACTTGGTGAAACTGACGAACTCAAACTAGAACTGATTGACGAGCTTAAGCTCGGACTCAAGCTTGAACTCAAGCTTGGGCTTAAGGACGGACTCAAACTCGGTGACAACGAAGCTGAAGGACTAACCGAAGAAGATGTGGAAGGCGAAAGCGACGGCGAAATCGAAAGACTCAAACTCGGTGACAACGAAGCTGAAGGCGAAACAGAAGAACTAATTGACGGACTTAGACTTGCTGAAAGTGACGGACTTAAACTTGGACTTAAGGACGCTGATAGACTAACACTTGATGAAATCGACGGGCTAATACTAGGACTCAAAGACAGACTAATCGAAGGTGAAAGCGAAGCCGAAGGACTAACAGATGATGATATGCTCGGACTAATTGAAGGCGACAAACTTGGGCTAATAGACGGTGACAAACTGGCACTCGGCGAAACGCTAGAAGAAAAACTTGGAGAAATAGACGGACTCAAACTAGGCGAAAGCGATGGACTTAAACTTGGACTTAAACTTGGACTGATTGAAGCTGAAGGGCTAACAGAAGAACTGATACTCGGGCTAAGTGATGGACTAAGACTAGAACTAAGACTCGGCGAAGCACTAACAGCTAAATCTTCAGCAACCAAAGACAAATTCATTATCTTCATTGTTCCACTACTACCACCGCATACTAAAATATAATTAACATCATCACCAGCAATAGCATTAACAGTATCGGAAGTATCTTCATATATACCAGTAGTTGAATCTGTAATCGTAACCGCCAAATCAGTATTCGCCCCATTCTTTCTAAATATCAAAGTAGAATCACCATTTATTGAATTAGATGATACATTTGCAATTAAATCTGAAAAATCGAAACTACGTAATGGGTCTAATTTTACTTTCGTTTCATTGTCAAAATTTGATTCATTTATATTAACTCCACCAATCGCAAGATAATTAGTAGTGCCATTATCAAAGGCAGAAATAGACTTACCACCATTTGACAATATATTACCACCACTTGTCGTCTCATATTCAATAGACAAAGTCTCTATATAAAAATTCCCACTCCCAGCACTATCAACAGTAAAAGAATAAACAACATCATCACCAACCGAAATTGAATCAGTATTTGAATTATCCTCAAATACACCAGTAGAAGCCGCCGAAACAGAAATTGAAGAATTGCCATCAGCACCTTCAATTCTAACCTTTAAAGTAACTGAATCATCTCTACTATTAGCTGGAACATAAGCAAAATAATCTCTCACAGTACCAGCAACTCTAACTCTAGTAGCCGCAATAGTTTCATTCAATGCTTGTCCGGGAAATCCACTACCTAATGGAAACCAATATGTCGTTTCTGTTGTAAAATAAGAACTAGAATCATTTACTCCCAATCTAGCAACACAATTACTATCAGCATCAAAAGTACAAGCAATTATACTCGGTTGTATTGAACCTGAACTAAATGTAGCATCAATCTCATAATTAACTTCGTCACCATCAGACACATCATCACTGCTAGATGTATCACTAAATTCACCAGTAGTAGAACTGCCAATAGAAACTGATAAATTTCCATCAACACTATTAATCCTAGTCCTAACAACAGTAGTAGAAGCAATGCTATTTACCATTATTCTGACAAACAGATTCATCAAAGTTCCAGCAGTTCTATAAGTGATAGCGCATTTAGCTTCAGCATTACTCGGTTCAAAAACACCAGTATAACAAGAACTCCAACGAGTAGTATTGTCTAATACTGAAAGATTTGATGAATTTGATGAAACCAATAATGCTTTTGCCATATCCTAATTTACAATTACTTTATCTTTCAACTTATTATCACCACTAATTAAATTTTCAAGTTCAGTTTTATTTGAACTACTAAATCCAGTCAAATCTAAAACTAAATTTCTGTCTTTATCAAAAGACCAACCATAATTAACTCCAATTTTCAATTCCTTTACTGTTTTTCCATCAACCAATTTTTCATCAACAACATCAGTAATATTGTCAATTATCTTTCCATAAACAATATTTTTTCTTTGGTTCTCATCTAATACTTGATTATATTTAGCACTATCACCAACTAAATTTTTATGGGCATCACAAACTTTTAATATTTTACTAACACTGTGAGTTCTATCTTTTTCAGCAACATCACTATCCCACTCATACTCAATTTTACAATCACAAGTATCGGGTGACCAAGTAGTTTTTTTAATCATATTTTTCCTTTCTATTATGGGCTTTCGCCCTATTTGTCAACGAGCTATGAGCTAAAACCCGTATTAATTTATTAATGCCTTTGTTTAAACGGAGTAGGCTTTTCTTTGTAGACATCACATATCACCTCTGGCAAATCTGGCTTTTTAAAGTATGGTGGACACTTAACCCTATAAGTCGCTGATGGCGAAGCTGAAGGGCTGATTGACGCACTAGGACTAGCTGAAGGACTCGCACTCGGTGATAAGCTAGCACTCAAAGACGGACTCAACGAAGCTGATAATGATGGCGAAGCTGAAGGGCTTAGCGAAGCACTAGGACTAACGGAAGAACTAATGCTTGGCGATAAACTCGCACTAAGGCTTGGGCTAACACTTGGGGACAACGAAGGTGACAACGAAACCGAAATTGAAGGGCTAAGTGAAGAACTCAAACTCGCGCTAGGACTAACACTCGCTGAAATACTAGCAGATAAACTCGGTGATAAACTGGCGCTTGGGCTAACGCTCGGTGAAACTGATGGCGAAATTGACGGGCTAACAGAAGGACTTAAGCTTGGTGAAAGCGAAACTGAAATCGAAGCGCTTAAGCTTGGACTAATCGACGCAGATGGTGATACTGAAGCTGAAATCGAAGCGCTTAAGCTTGGACTTACACTAACAGATAAAGAAGGACTAAGGCTTGCAGAAGGACTAACCGAAGCTGAAATACTAGGCGAAACTGACGGACTTAAACTAGCTGATAAGCTAGGTGATAAACTAGCACTTGGACTTACACTTGGTGAAATACTAGCAGATAATGAAGGACTTAAAGATGGACTAACTGAAGGACTCAAACTAGCACTTGGTGAAAGCGAAGGACTTACAGATGGTGAAATGGACGGTGAAAGCGAAGCGCTTGGGCTAACTGAAGAACTTATCGAAGGAGATATACTCGGTGATAATGAGGGACTCAGCGATGGACTTAAACTCGCTGAAGGTGAAACCGAAGGCGATATGCTCGAACTAATGCTTGAGCTTAAAGAAGGACTCAAGCTAGTCGAAGGGCTTACGCTAGAAGATATTGACGCACTTAATGAAGCACTTAAACTAGGACTAATCGAAGACGACAAAGACGGACTCAAGCTAGGTGATATACTTGGAGATAAACTAGCCGACGGACTAACTGATGACGATAAACTTGGAGACAAACTTGGAGATAAACTCGGGCTAATACTTGGTGAAATACTAGCACTAGGTGAAACTGATGAACTGATTGAAGGAGATAACGAAGCACTTAAACTAGGTGATAAACTCGGCGATAAACTTGGAGACAATGAAGCTGACAGACTTACAGAAGAAGAAATACTTGGCGACAAGCTAGGTGACACTGAAGCTGAAATGCTAGGTGACAAGCTAGGAGAAAGTGAAGCACTACCCCCACTAGGTGAAATACTAGGTGAAATTGAGGCACTTAAGCTAGGAGATAATGAAGCACTTAAGCTTGGTGAAAGCGATGCACTCGGACTTACCGAAGGACTAACTGATGGTGATAAGCTGGCGCTTAAACTTGGACTCAATGAAGCTGAAGGTGAAACACTAGACGAAATTGAAGCACTTAAACTCGCGCTTAGTGATGGACTAAGGCTTGGACTTAAACTTGCTGAAGGACTAACACTTGATGACAAACTCGGGCTTAAACTCGCTGACAAACTAGCCGACAAAGACGGACTTAAACTAGCGCTAGGTGATACTGAACGCACTTAAGCTGGCACTCAAACTTGGCGATAACGACGCACTCGGAGAAACAGAAGAACTAATACTCGGCGATAAACTGGGTGAAATACTAGCACTAATTGACGGACTCAAAGAAGGCGACAATGAAGCACTTGGTGATTGTGAAGAACTAATACTCGGACTTAAGCTTGGACTCAAACTTGGGCTTATACTCGGGGATAAACTCGCCGAAAGAGATGGCGAAATCGACGGGCTTATACTCGGAGACAAGCTCGGAAAAAGGTTTGTTAAATAACCATTATATTCAATTTGATTATATAGTGTCGCATTGTACATCTCATCGCCTTAATTCTATATAGTTATTTAGTAAAGAAGGGAAGGAGGAACAGCCGTTGGTTGGGCTGAGGGCTTCCCTGTGCGGGAATGGTAGGTGACTGTTCCTCCTAAAAGGGTCGGGGAGCTTCTTGATAATGAGTGTGTGCAACATCCATGTTGCCTCTTTGTCAATTGCCCCCCGTCAAGGTGCGTTTCTTTCGCCACACTTTGTGGCATCGTTTACAAAAAAGGTGGTGGGTGGTTTGTCGCAGGCTGTGGTCTCTGACACGACACTTGGTGTATTCTCGCCAGACGTATTTCCAGCTTCTCTTTATGGGTTTCCTTTCTTTCTTTTTCATTCTTAATCTCCGCCGCTATCTTCGTAGACGGCACACTCTTGTCGTACTTCTTGCAGGTGTTGTTTGTTGAGCTCCTGCCATTCTTTGCAGGTCTTACACCACAAGAGGTGATGACGAAGAACGCAGCCTTCGCCGTTGGGGTGTGCTGGACACTTGTCCGCAAATTCACATTCATAGCTTCCCATAGCTTTTCTCCTCTGGTTGTACTAAAGGGACTCAAATCCTATACTCTTCCACATCTTACTCACCTCCAGACTTAATTCCTAAATACAGACCAGCATATTGACGTCTCCCTGTATAAGAAATTAAGTTGGGAAGCGACTAAAATATACAAAAAGCATTATTGCTATAAAGACCATAAAAACCGCAAAGACTACAATTGTTAATCCTTCATTATCTCCACCTTGTGGTTCAGGGTACATATCATTTTCTTCCATTGAACAGCCTATCTATTCTATCTCCAAGTTTTTCAGTAACTCGGGTATTATTTACCATTGAGTCATTCAACTTAGTCAGTGACTTAGCTAATTCTATATCAGCATCCGTCTGATGCTTCATATGGTTAGAAACTGTTTTATTAAAAGACAAGACTATCTTTGCCACGCACCCAATTAAAACCAAAATTACAAAAATCAATGCGATAATAATTCCACCGATTCCAGCTTCACTTAGTTGCCAAAATTGCTCAGGCATAATTCAATCTATTAATTGTTAGATTTTATTTATCTTTTTTATCTGTCTCATTAGACTTTTCTTCTATTTTTTGACTTCGTTTTTCCGTTACTTCTTTGGTAGCAATCAGATTGCCTACTTTTTGTAGAAGATTCGCCATTGTTACGGCTTCATTACCATTAATAGTTACTCTGTTTAAGAAAATAGCTATAATTCTTAATTCTTCTGAGGTAAACATACTTTTTTCATTATTAATTATTATTTACAAAACTTTTGTTTTTCTACTAACCTTGAGATACCCAAATCAATTCTACCTTCATCATTTATACTACCAATATCACCAGTTTTAAATCCATTGATTACTATTTCGTCTTCAATGATTTCAACCTTTATATCTTCAGGAATTACATAACCCTTTTCTCTCTCGCCATATTTAGTGACAAAACAAATTCCAGTTTCTGTCATTCCATAGACACTTAATAATTTAGCATTGGGTAATTCTTTTTCAACTAACTCAACTAAATCCTGTAGGGCTGGACCACCGCCAGTAATAACTTGCCTTACTTCTTTTAATAACTCTTTTGGTGTTTCCTTAATAACCTTACTTAAAGTCTCTGACAATCCAGCAATTAAATTAGGTTTGTAAGATTCAAACACCTTTGGTAAAAATCCTTCAGGTGCATTACCCAAATCAAAGTTTCTAATCCAATCATAGTTACTTAATTGAGTGCACTGCCAAAATCCTAAATTAGGAAGTGTAGCAGGAAATAAATTGTAAGTGTTGGCAGGTTTTTCTTCCGTGCCTTGAACATCAGCCAAGACTACAAAACTATCCATAGTCTTAGTCACTTGTTCCATCATTTTTTTAGTATACGGAATTACTTTCGGAAACCCCGTAGTACCACTTG